AGCTGTTTCTGCTAGAACAGGTGCTGGTTTCGGTATTGGTGCTAACCTTGTTGGTTTCCCCACCCCTCTTAAACTTTAAACACTTGATGATTTAAAATTTTAAATTTTTAAATTAAAGCGTTTATTTAGAGACTATATGGATAATATTTACTATTTATATTTTATTATGTAAATAATAAATAATCGTTACTTACTTTATAGAAGGTTATTCTTTAATTGATATAAATATGAGTGATAGTCAGGGTAGAAGCAGAAGCAGAAGTCCTTTACGTCAACAACGAGATCCACACGCAAAAATAAGACTTGCACGAATATTTATTTCACATGATGGTAATAATGAATACGAATGGGGTGGAATAGCACCAAAACCAGGAGATACATTATTTGTTTATTATGTTATAGTAAATGATGTAACATATAGTGTTAATATACCCGATTCTAAGGATAAAAGTACGTTTGCCCATTTTCGCAGTAAAAAAAATAATGTTACTATTTCTTATCTATATGGTCCTAATATAATAAGAGAAGCACCACCGTTACATTTTTTTAAAACAGATTTTGTTAATCGTGAAAAAAATAGTCAAGCAAGTCTTTTACGCAAATTAATGAGTAATGGCAGAATTTTTCAAAATAATACTGATTTGTCATGTTGGTATGAGTTAAGTAACTCTGATGATTATAGTGATCAGTATTATGAGTTTAAAGATAATTACGATTTTTTTGACGTAAGGGTTTATGATGATCATGATGAATTCAATAGAAAATATAGACCTCTTCAAACTTATGTTCTGACAAACGTAGATAGACATGTATTATTTCGGGAAACAGGTGGAAGTGAAAATTGTTTTAGATGTAAATTAAAAATTAAAAAATCACTAGGCGGCGGCGGCAAAACTCGCCGAAAGTTTAAAGTAAAAAAACGACGAAATAGAAGAATAAGAAATACGATGAAACGAAGAAAAACTGCAGTGAAACGAAGAAAAGGAAGAAAGTAAGTCTAATAAGATAGTAAAATAGTAAAATAATAAAAATATTTTGTTATTTTATAATGAAGTTAAGTAGGCGTGGAAAACGTACAAAATGCGCCAAACGCACAAAACGTTTTAAACTTAAGAGAAATACAAAAAAACAATTTAGGCAATATAAGCGTAAAAATACGCATCGCAAACATTCTCACAAACTTAGAAAAAATAAGAGGGTTATGAGGGGTGGGGTACCTATTCTTGAGTTGTTAGATAAAAATAAAACTGTAAACTTAAAATATAAAAAAGAAGACTCTTTTTTTAGTGATACAGGTGATTTTACATTAAGCGCTGAACCTTTTAGTAAAAAAGAACAAAAACCAACACCAGAACCAACACAAGGTCAATGTAATGGTAAAGAATATTCTATTACTTTTACTCTTACAAGAAAAAAAGATGAAAAGCAATTTACTATAAGTTTTAAAGTAGTATATAAAATGGGTTATAATGTAAGAGAATTAATTATAAGTACATTAAACAAAGAGAATCAAAAATATGATTTATTTTGCACAGTTACTAAAAAAATGAGTAATAATGATAAATTTACCGGTGAAAGGCAGTTTTCTAGTGACTTAAAACTTAATGACAGTGAATCTAATGTATATACTTTTCCTCTAAGTTCTACTATAAATAAAGATTTTTTTGATTATTTAGTAATTTATATAGCAAAAAAATTTGATGTTTGTGAACAAAAACAACCTACAACTCAGGAATATGATTATTGGAGTGAACATAATACTCCAGGTGGTAAAACAATGATGGATTCTGCATATTTAGGTACTCAAGACCCTCAATATAAAAAAATAATGATTCAAAATAATTCTCCTGCACCCGAAGGTAATAGTAGTTCAGAAACCAGCGATGTTGTTTCAATACATGATGAACAACAACAACAACCACTAACGCCACCACAATAACAACAACAACTTACTGCGTAGGAATAAACACCCAGTTCAACTCCTCGCAAATTTTCTTCCATATATCATCCTGTTCTATCCTCTTCTCTTTATCTTTCAACATCGGAAAATAAGAAAGAAATTCGGTCTTCTCCAGAAGTTCGCACAGTTTATAAACCGTATAATAATAATTCAAAAAATTAACACGGTCATCCGGGCAAAATTTCGCATACGGTCCCTGTATCTCCATAAAAAGATTACACAACGTCTCTTCTAACTCCGGCGTCATAATCGGCGGTTTAATACCAAGTTTGTCTTTAATAAAGGGAATATGCTCGTAATATTTATTATATCCCAATTTTTTGAGAACCTCTTTCGCTTTCGAATTCGTAAATTTTGAAAGAGGGATACGCTCCTTATGAAGTTGTTGCTTGATATTTTCGAGAACTTCTTCCGGGATTTGCGTAGTTTCTTTTGCCTGAAACTGGGCAAGAATTTCTTTAAAATGATTGATTCTTTTATACGCATAAAAACACGCTTCTTTCGGCGGTTCTTTATAAGACGGCTTCTCATTTTCAATAAGATAAGTAATTTGTTTTGCACAAACATTGCATACCATAATTCCCTCATGTTCGACGGGAATCATTTCGCCCTTGTTACACGACTGACATATATCAGTGGCATACGTATAGTCGTTTATATTAATAAATGTCTGGTCAAGATTTGTAAAAAACTTCTGAACATTATTGTCATTCGCGCGCGTCAATGCATTTTCATCAAATGTTGTATCATTTACTTTGAAAAAAGAGTTAAGAATCTTTGTTTTATTTGTACCATTCGTAATTTCCTTTTTGTTTTCAAAATAATCGAAAATAAATCTGCTGTTGTTCAAGTAATAATCTTTAATCTTTTTCTTATTTTTATATATTTCCTCTTTAATATCATATAGAGAATCTTGTAACTGTATTTTATCATTCACGTCCAATATAATTTCAGGGTCATTTAATTGTTTCATTATTTCGTTTTTTCTACGAATTAATGTAGGTAACACTTCGCTATTAATCGTGTTAAATTCGCACTGTAATTCGCGATGAACACTATCTAGTGTCATGATTCGTTTCTTGTCTACAAAAATTTTTTTATTTGTCTTATGTTTAAAAGACGGCATCTATATATCTATATTTATATATTTACTATATTGTTATAAGTATAACTTTTTTAATATATAATAATTAATAATTATATCTATTTTAGTATTTTAAGCTATTTTAGTATTTTAAGCTATTTTAGTATTTTATATTTTACGATATAATATAAAGCAAATAAAGTAAATAAAGTAAATAAAGTAAATAAAGTAAATAAAGTAAATAAAGTAAATAAAGTAAAATACAATGAGTGAACCAATGAGTGAACCAATGAGTGAACACAGCAGCGAATTAAAAACCGGCGATATTCTTTTATGTGACAATCTTGAATACAAATCATGGGGGTTATTTAGTTGGTTTATAAAATTTATGACAAAGAGCGACTTTTCACACGTTGGTATGATTGTAGTAGACCCCGAATTTACAGACGTTCCATTAAAAGGCACATATGTTTGGACATCGGGTATTTCAGATATTCCCGACCCGGAAGATAATACAAAAAAATTCGGAGTTCAATTTATTCCCTACGAGCACTTTATTTCGACATATAGTGGAAAAATATATGTCCGCAGAATCGAATTCAAAGACACGGAAGAGTACAGGAAAATATTCAATAATGAAAAGTTGAAAGAAATACATAAAGTTGTATATGATAAACCATATGATATTGTTGTTACAGATTGGATAGAAGCTTACTGTAAAAAGGACCGTCATCCTCAGAAGACGTCGAGATTTTTTTGTAGTGCATTTTTGGGTTACGTATATACAAAGTTGAGCTTATTTGATGATACTCTAGACTGGAGTATTCTTTATCCGAGTTATTTTTCTAGTGAAAACAAGACACTTTCTTTGCTTCATGATGCAATACTATCAAAAGAACATCAAATCGCAGGATAGGTTGTAAATATGTAAAATATACAGGTATGAAGTTTAGGGATTTTAGGGGGTTTAGGAAGTTTAGGAAGTTTTGCAAAATAGTAAATAGTAAATAGTAAATAGTAAATAGTAAATAGTAAA